TGGAACTCAAAATTTTTCTTTTGAAAAGAAAAAAGGACTTCATGATAGGATAGAACAATTATTGACGGACTTTATTTATAAATCATTAGAGAGATGGGAATACCCTGATGGGGTAGGACTATCTGAATTCATTTTAGAGTGTATGTACGAGGATTTCTTGGTAAAAAAGGATTACAGAAGATTTAAACAGTTAATGATAGGGTTATGAAAAACTACCTGATTATAAAGGTCTTTTTTATTCATTTATTAATAAGATTTGGGATTATTGAAAATGTCTGGTACAATAGTGAAATTGAATTAGGAAAAATTAGAGGAAAAGAACTGAGTGAATTTTTAAAGAGGGACAAATAATGCCTTTGATCAGAAAGAAAAAATTAAAAAAGAAATTTGTTGGGAAAAAAATGTATAAAAAGCAGAAGTGTGCTTATTTTAGTAAAAGAGGAATACGTTGTAAAAGAAATGCAGTAGGAAAAAGCACTTTGTGTGAAAAGCACGGTGGAGAGAAATATGACCCTACGCTGGCGTTGAGTACACAAGAAACAAAAGATGTAATGGCAAGCCCCGGAGGGATGACGAAATTTCGTCTGGATTATCACCCAATGAGTTATATAAATCACAGTAGAGAGGGCTTATCTCCAGTTGAGATTGCTGCTGAGTTTGAAGTTGGGGTAAAGACCTTGGAAAGATGGGCAGAACATTATTCTGATATGCAGACTGCTTATGAAATTGGAGCTGCTATTCAAGAAGCATGGTGGTTGATGAAAGGAAAAGAGGGGTTGGATCAAAGAGGATTCAATACTGGGTTATATAAATTTTTGACAGGTAATAAATTAGGATACGCAGATAAGGTAGAAAGTAAGAATTTTAATTTAAATGCTACTGCTCATGGGGTGTTGGTTGTGCCAGCAAAGGTTTCAGAAGAGGAATGGGAGGCCAGTTTTGAAAACTAAGTGTTCTGTAGAAGAAAAAAGGAAGTTATCTAAAATTACTGAAGAACAAAGTGCCCCATTAAGTAATCCCAGAATTCTTAAAAGAAAATTACAAACCCAAAGAAGAAATAGAAAAGCTGGAAAACATAAAATAGTGGTAAAAAGTACAGAATTCAAAAGAGCCGAATCTAAAAGGCAAGAAGAAAATGAAAATCATCCAATGTATGATCCTGAAGTGGTTCAAAAGAAAGTAAATACTTTTGCAGAAAATTTTACTGAGAAAACTCGAAGTAATTACAGTAAAGCTGCTCGAAAGAGATGGAAAAGTAAAAAATACCGAGAATTAATGGCTGTTATTATGTCAAAGGTTCATTTGAGGCGTAAAAATTGCCCAATTCGCATTGCTAATTATGCAAAGGCAGTATTGATCAGTACTATTCTATTAACCCCCAGAAGACGATCAAAAATACACGAAAAAGCAATGGCAAATTCAAGACATAAGACTTTTCAGGGTCAAGAATTAAAAGTTAAACGGCAGATAAGGAATCGAATTAATGATTATAGCGGAGTTGTAATTGACGGATCTTAATAAAATATGGATTCCACATCCTGGTTCTCAGAAACAATTTATGGAATGCCCTATATGGGAGTGCTTACTTGCTGGAAACCGCGGTGGCGGCAAGCAACTACCTGATATCATTGAACTTTTTACACTTGATGGTGTAATAAAACTTAAAGATGTAAAAATTAATGATCAAATATTTGCAAGAGATGGTCAATTATACCCTGTTACTGGAATATTCCCACAGGGTAAAAAAATTATTTATAAAATGACTCTTCAAGACGGAAGAATTATATATAGTGGGGATGAGCATCTTTGGGCTATATTTGATCATAGAAGAAAACATAAAGTTCTTTCAACTATTGAAATGTATAATAGTGGAGTAATTAATGGCAGAGAGAATCATAAAATATATAAATACCGAATTCCTAATTGTGAACCAGTTCAATTCAAAGAAAAAATAGTCCCTATTGACCCTTATATTTTAGGTTGTTTAATTAGTGAGGGTGCATTAACTTCCACTACTCCAAGAATTGCAACTTCACAACAGCATATATTAGATAGAATAAAATTATTATACCCTGATTTTGAAATAAAATATGATAAAACAACGACATGCAATCATACCTTAGTTGATAGAAACAAGAAAGGTGATAGTTTTCCTGGAGTTGCTAAAAGGGCATTTAAACGAAATAGATTAAATGATGCAATAGTGCATTTGGGATTAAATGTGACTTGTAAACATAAGTTTATCCCAAGACTTTATAAATATACATCTATAAAACAAAGAATGGAACTTTTACAAGGATTAATGGATACTGATGGTTCTGTTGGTAAAAATGGACATGCTGAGTTTGACAGTGCAAGTAAAAAATTAATTAATGATGTCGCATGGCTTTGTCGAAGTCTTGGAATTCGTTGTAGAATAGATCAAGATGATCGGGTGGGAAGAGTTCTAAAGATACGAGATAGTATTGTTACACAGGGCATAATTTATCGTTTATACATCAATACATCATTGCCCATATCACAAGTACCCGAAAAGCTTAAACGGCTTCAAAATAAGCCCGTATCAAATCAACAGAAGTATATTTCAATTGTTTCTATTGAGAAGTTAAAGAAAAAAACAGAAATGATGTGCATTGCAATAGATAGCCCTGATCATACTTATTTAATAAAAGATTTTGTTGTTACACATAATACCGATGTTCTCTTAATGGACTATTTACAAGATGTTGGAGTTGGATATGGTGCCGATTATCGAGGATTGATTTTGAGAGAGGCCACTACTGAGTTAGAGGATGTAATTGCTAAAACAAAAAAATGGGTGCCCCAAATATTTCCTGGTGCTAAATTTAATAATTCTAAAAAAGTATGGGTTTTTCCAGATGGCGAAACTTTGCGATTAAGTTATGCACGAACGGAAGAGGATTATTGGCAATATCATGGTGCTGAATATCCTTTTATAGGTTGGGAAGAATTAACAAATTGGCCTTTTTCTGATTTGTATTTAAAATTAATGTCCATTAATCGTTCATCTAATCCCGATATACCAAGAAAATACCGAGCTACTTGTAACCCAAGCGGTCCAGGAAATTGTGTCCCTTATGGGGATGTTTTAACCCCTTCTGGATGGGTAGACATAAAAGAAATAAAATTAAACGATCCCATTTTTACGGTTGATAAAAATGGTAAAATAATAGAATCTATTGTAAGCCAAATTCATAAATCTTATTATGTAGGGGAAATGGTCTCTATTGAAAAAAAAGGGTTAACTATTGAATGTACCCCAAAGCATTCTTTACCTAAAATTGGCGGTATCGTTGGGAATAGAAATAATAAGTTCACTTTATTAGAATTTGATAATCTGCCTATGGAAGCCGCAATTTTACGTTCTTGTGAATTTAGTGGGGTATCCCCAAAAGGCAAATTTATTGTACCTACATACAATTTAAAAAAGATTAGAAAATCAAGAGTGATTCAACCTACTGAATGCACATGGGAACAATATTTTCATTTATTGGGTTGGTTTTTGTCTGAAGGGGGTACTCAAAAGAGTCAAAATTCATTTCAGATTGCAAAATGTATTAAAAGTTACCCAATACAATATGTAGAAATTCAAAATCTTTTAATTGATATAGGTTTTAAATTTAAAGCAAATGATAGGGGATTTACTGTTTATAGCAGGGATTGGTTTCAATATTTTTCTCAATTCGGATCATATGAAGATAAGTTTATTCCTACATTTTGTAAAAATATGAATAAACAATTATTACAAATTTTATTCAATGCTATGGTGGATGGGGATGGTACATGGTATACTGGTTATTCCAGTGGGGAATATTATACCACTTCAGAAAAGTTAGCTTCTGATGTTTGTGAAGTGGCGTTAAAACTGGGTTATATAATTGGTACCAGAGAAAAATTAAATACAAAAAATAGAAATAGTTATACTATTCGATTTAAAAAAACATCTCAAAAACAAAGTAATATTATTACTGGAAATTATAGATATTGTTTACCTAAAAATAAAACTAATAAAAAAATTGATGCGAAGCGTACTAAATTTAAGGGTAATATTTATTGTATTGGTGTAAAAGATACACATACCTTTATTATTCGTCAAAAAAATTCAGTATGGATAAGTGGAAATTCTTGGGTAAAAGAACGTTTTGTTGATTTGGGGAAAGCTGGAAAAATTCATACTGATGAATACGGACAAAAAAGAACATATATCACCAGTTCTTTAGCTGAAAATAAAACATTATTAGATGCAGATCCAACATATCAAGCAAAATTAATGGCAATGACTGAAGGAAATCAGATGTTGCGTGATGCATGGATCTTGGGGTCTTGGGATCTACTTATTGGTGGTTTTTTTACTGATGTGTGGGATAAAAAGAAACAAGTTCTTGAGCCTTTTCCGATTCCAAAATCATGGAGATTAAGCAGGAGTTTTGATTGGGGTTCTTCCAAACCTTGGGCTGTGACTTATGGTGTTGAAACAAATGGAGAACAGCCTAAATGTTCATATACCCCATATTTTCCAAGGGGTTCTTCTATTATCATTAATGAGATTTATGGTTGGACTGGAAAAGTCAATGAGGGTGATCAAGCAACTTCTCAAGAAATTGCCAAGAGAGTTCTTGAGGTTGACACAGCATTATTAACGGAGTATGGTTTAAAGTGTTTTATTGGTCCTGCTGATACATCCATTTGGGAAGTTCGAGATGGATCATCTATCGCTAATAATTTGGCATTGCATGGGTGTAAATGGACAAAGGCTTATAAAGGATCTGGTTCTCGTATTGCTGGTTGGGCATTAATAAGGCAAATGTTAAATGCAGCAAAGAAGGAAGATTTAGAAGCCCCTGGTTTATATTTTTTTGATGCTGCGAGGCATCATTTAAGAACTTTACCAATGTTACAAAGAGATAAGAAAAAGCCAGAAGATGTGGATAC